TCTGCACGTTCTTTAGAAGCTGAAATGATCATAATTTTTCGCTCCGAATTGTTAAATAAAGTCCAGAGTACGAAGGCGCCTGTGATCCATGACTTGCCAACTCCACGGAAAGCTTGTATTTGAAGACGCTTAGGACCATGTTGAAGATAGTCTGCGATTGCATATTGAGCACGTGTAGGGTTTGGTAGATCAAGTTGTGTCCATAAAGCCTGCAGAAACAGCTTAAAATCGGCTCTAAGGAGGTCTAAAGTATTCATAGGTACAATCTAGCGTGGAAGGGGTGGAAAGGGCTTGTAGAGGCTTCTAGTTAAGACCTAACATTTCGGATAAACCGAATTCAGGAAGAGTAAATCGTACACCATTAGCTCCAAATGAAATACGACCACCACGTTGGCGTGCTTCTGCTGCTTTACGTTCTAATTCTTGTCGTGCAGCAACAGCTTTAGGATCAACAGGAGCATTAGCGGCTGTTTGCCCTAATGTAGGGCTAACTGGTCCAAGGCTTGCAGCTATAGCAGCACCTGGAGCTTCAGATAAGATTTCTGTAGCACCACGTTTACCTTTAGTAGCAACTCTAGCTACAACTTCGGGTATTGTTGTAGCAGCACCTACAGTTCCAGCTGTTTGTAAAACAGGAGCAGCACCAGCTAAACCTAGACGAGGTAGAGCACGTTGAGCAACTTGCCCAACCACTTCACCAACAGCCATCTCAACACCAGCTGATTGCAAAGCACCAATATAATCACCAGCAGCAAGTTTACCCATAGCTTCTGGGCTACTAAGCAGTCCTGCTAATGAACCCATTCCGGCTGCACGGTATTTTGCTGAACCGCCATCAATAATGAGAGGTTTATAGTAATCACGAATTGCAGCAGCCACTTCATTAGATTTAGCTGTAAAAAGATTTCTACGTACTGCTAATTCTTCTGCAGATTCAAGACCGGTGTATTTACTACCAGCAATAGCATCCAATTTATCCATCAAAGGTTGTAAAGCTTTAATAGCACGTAAACCTTCTGTTCTTTGGATGTCAAATTGTGGTGCCATGCCTTCAAAAGCACTTCTCCAATCAGTAGCTCCTGGTACATCACCAGTAACAAGTTTACCTACAGTAGTGTGAGCTTTAGGCAAATCTAATTGACCAGCTTTACTTATACCAAGATCAGCTACTGATGCTCCTTCAATTCCTTTAAGAACATCACCTTTTAGGTGTCCAGCTCTAAATAAACTTTTTAGATTTTCAGGTACGTTACCCCAGTTACCAAACACATCCCTAATAGCTTGTCTAGCCATTTGTCGATCAGCTTGACCAAGTTTTCTAAGGGTATCACCACCAGTACGTTGTGCGTAGAAGTGGTGGATAACATCTGACATAAGCTGTTTACGTGACATAGAAGTGCCACGACTGCTTTCGTCAAGCAGATTAGATTCAATACTACGAATAGCTTGAACCAATTGTTTACCAGTCATGCCTTTAGATCTGCCCATCTCTAAAAGCTCAGCATAAGCTTCTGGATTAGCAACTAGCTCCCCAGAAAAACGTTTAATACGTTTATGTTCAGAAGACTTAGGATCTGTTCGTTGTAATTCTTTTTCGTAATTATTTATAAGATCAACTGCCCATTCTTCTAGTTTAGCTAGTTCTTTGTCCATTTAACCAATATGCTCCATAATAAGTTTTTCACGGAGCCTATTGACTCCAAATTTTGTCCTCATCCAGTCAAGGACGGGACTACTTCCTTTCTCCTGATTACAACGGGTGCAAGCACATACGACATTTGTTGCGATGTCCTGTCCGCCACGAGAGCGAGGATGGACATGATCAATAGAGAGTTGAGATAAATCATAAGTCTTTCCGCAGTAAATGCAAGTATTGTCAAAATGTTCCTTAATAGAGCGCCTCCACAGGCGCTTGGCTTCTGGAGAGGTCATAGCTATTAAGTTGTAGAGGTAATCGTCAGGTGAAGGAAGTAGGGGTGTCATGCGCGGCCTTTTCGTGCTCGGTTTTTAGATGCAAGTTCAAGGAATGTTTTACCATCCTTTTTGTGGGATACATCTTTACCATCTCCATTACCATAGGTGCCACGTTTACGATTCTCTTTATTGAGTTCGGTACGTTTTTTAATTTGTAAGGCGCTACTGTCGTACTTCTTTTGATACGACTTATAGTTACCGTTAGCGTATTTAGCACCACTATATTTAGACGTGCGAGCCATTCATCCTCCGTTGCACAAGCTCGGGGTCTACTTTAGGCATTACCGCTGCCAACTTAGACAACGGATTACCTTCAAAAGCGACACCACTAATATCATTTGTTTTAAGCCAATCACAAGCTGCTTTTAGATCAGCAGTTGAAGCCTCACCTGATTTAATACGGGCAAGAAACTCCTTAGTGACCAAGTTATGCAACTCGTTAAATTGGTCTTCTGTAGCCTTTTTCTTAACCATTTCTCAGTACAATTTGATCTAGTTTGTTTTCGATGCGAATCATATGATCCTCCATCTTAGACATGGCTGTCGTAAAATCTTCCTTTGGTACGTAGCTAGTTGCCACACGTAATTCAAAGGTGTCAAGACGACGGTCAAGTTCTGAAATACGGCTGTTTGTCCGATTAGTGATAGCAGCACCTGCTGCAATAACAGCAATTGTTGCTGACACAATTGATTCAATCATCAGTCAATGACACAATAGGTACAACGTCATGACACATAACTTCGACACGGCTACCAGGTCTGAACGTAAATCCAGCTCTCATGATTTCCGTGCATTTAAGCGCACGAACTAGCTCGTAATCAAGACGTAATTTTTGTTCGTGCTTTTTAGCAATACTTTTACAAATCTCGATCATGCTTCCATCAAGGGGAACACTGAAGTTAATCTGTGCTCCCCAGTTGTTACTTTTAACGTACCCATTAGATTCATAAGGTACGGTGTCATTACCCATGTAAAATGGGCTAAACTGCATGGTAGCACCATTACAGCTGTTATTTGCACCAAAGTATTGACGAGACGGTGCTCCATTATTTTGGAATTGCACCGCTTGATTAGTTACATTACCTGTAGCAGCAGCCACAGGATTAGATGTGTTTTGTACTTTTGGATCTTCGCTTGCGTAAGCAGGTGTTACTGAGAGAAGACCGATAAGGAGGTAGTGTTGGTAACCTGTTGAATGGTTTCTGTTACGAGACTGTCTTCGATTAGACCCGCTGCTCGTGTCACAATCTCCAGTTGAAACTGTTCCCCAGCGTTGGTTACCGACCAAGTAGTTGATGAATCGGCAATGTTGCCGCTTGGGGTTACGTTTGTTCCAGACCATGATGAGTATGCACCACCGTAAACCTCAGTTGCAATGGTCTCAGTGATGGTTTGTGTGGTGGTAGTAGTGGATTGCATTGACCCCTGAGTGAACTGTGGGGTAACAGTTTGAGCTGCTGCAGGGGAAGCAAGGAAGAGAAGCAGTAAAAGCTTTTTCATTGTTTCTTTTCACGTGTGATTGAGAACGTTGCAAGAGTGCCACTCAAAATACTAGCGACATAAGTTGGATCCATCTTTGGCATCCATCCAGCATAACTACCAGTCAGGAGTCCTGCTGACCAGATGAGGACAAGGAATTTGATAAATCCGGCTTTCTTTTCGTTATCTTGTTCCATGTTTGCTTAAATACTGGTTTGAGTATCATTACAATGTATTTGAACAAAGACGTAGCAGTAAGGGTGGCCGCAACACTGATAAATGCTGTCGTAGCTGCAGTTGTCATAATAGTTGTAGAAGGTAAAGGTACCTCCACATCCGTAAATGGAATTTCAACTATTTGTGCTTCGGGCGGTAATTTAATTTTAGGTACAGCTGGTTTAGCTGCAGGTTTAGTTTCTTGTTTTTGTTCTTCCTTAGGAGGTTCTTCCTCTAGCTCTAATGGTTGCACACCAGCGGGTGGTTGTAATGTGTTAGGTGGAACTACAAGTGGTGTGTAACTAGGAAGCTCACCCTGTGGCACCTCAAAAATAGTAGGAGGCATCACAGGGGCTTCAGGAAGTATTAAAGAAGGAAATTCGGGCGGGTTAGCCCATTCCATCACTTAGTACCAAACAACCCACGCTCAATGAAATCAACAGCGTGGTCATCAACAGTATTGTCGCTTTGCTCCGCAAGCTTACGCAGAAGGTCCACGATAGTACGTTTGAAAGCGTCGTTATTGAGCAATGAAAACAAGATTGGACGGATAAGGGTAATCATAATCAGCTCCAGGGCACACCAGATGCCTTAGTGGGGGTACGTTGTTCGTCAATTTGTGCTTGAAGTGCAGCTTCGATTTCTGCAACCTTTTCATCACCACCAATGCGTTCTTTAACCCAGCCGATAACAGTTTCAGCAGTAAGGTCAGCATAAGGGATGACAGGATCACCTTCAGCAGGTGCTTCCAAACCAATAGAACCGTAAGCACCAGACGAATAGGTGTCGTCAGCTGCGTTAACGGTGTAGTGAGCAGTGAACACAATGCCATCAGCAGTGTTACGCTCAAGAGTGTTGATGTTCCAAGTAAAAGTGGTAGACATTTGTAATTAAGTATTTGTGTAATAAAGAAGCCCCGCGTTGCCACGGGGCGGAGTTCCGATCAAAGACCGGCGTCTGTGAGGCGTTGCTCTAGGGTTTCGATCTTGGCAACAGCTTCCTGCAACGCAGCGGTCAGCAGAGGCACCAGCTTGGACTGATCGAT